GCCTATAATAAAGACATCGGGGGGAGGGAAACCAACCCCACCAAACATTCACTCAACTCTCTCATCATGCGTAAGATCGAATCCCAAATGTGTGCCGCTGTTCAAAAGAACATCAACTGGCAATCTGGTAACACTTCTGTTCACTTTAACGAGGAAACTGGTGAATCAATTGTTCGTCTTCATGGCAATAAAATTGCTGTTGTTTCTGATACTGATATGACCATTTTTGATGGTGGTTGGCAGACTACTACAACTAAGTCACGTTTGAATGCACTTTGTGATGAATTCTGCATTGCTGGTGAAGGTGTTTTCCAGAAAGATTTCAAGTGGTTTGTTCGTAAGTTTGCAGGTGCAATTAACGGACAATCTAAGTTCGTAAACGAAGAATTTGACAACGGTTATGTCTTCGCCTGATATGTTGAAAGCACTAAGTAAGAAACGTTCCTCTAGCAACCTGTTATCAATCCACATGAAATTTGTCCTGCTAGTTATCATCGGCGTCCTCCTCTGGAATAACAACGACGCACGAACATTCACTGCTGATCAACTACAAAACGC